GCATGGTGCCATCGACAGGTACGAAGTCATACATGCCAGCGATGAGGTCAGGCGTCACCTGCATATAGCGTTCCGACCACATAGCCTGATCCCCGATAATCCGGAACTTCTTGTCGCCCGTGTACAGCTGCTGCGAGGACATATAGAGCTTGTTGGCGAGCGGGCCGAAACCAACATTCGAGAACCACTCGCAGTTCGTCTTCAGCCTGTTGATGCCGAAGGAGGTGGAGGAGCGGACTTCCGTCGCGGTCTTGCGGCCGCCGGCATTCACGCTTCCCATCACGTTGTCGCTAACGCCTGTGATCCTTTGGGCCAGCTGCGCCACGGTTTCCGAATCGGACAGATTCGAGCGGGTAATGTCCTGTACCTGGAACTGCGACAGCATCGTCCGTACATCCTGGCCGTACGCGGCGGGCTTGAGCCGAATCATTTTCCCTGGGCCCGGCTCTTCCAGATCCCGGACATTCACCTTGCTCGGATCGACGAGGAACATGTTGTTCAGCGCCGCCCGTACATTATAGAAGTGGGAGTTGAAAAGCCACTCCATGGTCTTGTTCAGGGGATCGAGGACTTCCAGCATCGAACGGTTAAAGACATTGTAGCCTTCCACCTCGAACGGGATCACATCAAACGGGTACTTGTTATGGGCCAACCCGAGCGGCTGGGCGCTCACGATCACCGACTTATTGGCGATGGTAAAAACCCACTTCTCCGGCCGATTGCTCGAGCCGATCCCCAGCTCCGAGGGGATAACGTCCCAGTGGAATTCATACAGATCCGCAGTGGAGGGGGTATCACTCTCAAAGTTGTAGAAGGAGAGATCCTCGCCGGGGAGGTTCGTATCATGGCCGGTGGAGGAGCTTCTTCCACTACTCTCCCCCTGGTTCCCGAATTCCTTCAGCGCTTTCAGGTTGTAATAGCGCCCGCTGGCTGCCTTGGCCGCGATCTTCACCCAGCCGACCTTGTCAAAGACGATGCAGAATTCCCCCTCTTGGAAGCGGAACAGCGGGACGCGTGGGTCTGTCAGAAAGTCCGCCGGCCTCACATTATACAGGCGATTCCCCTCAAAGCCCGTAATGGTCTCACTCACCTGAACCTTCTCGCTTGTCCCTGGAATCGGCATGCCCAGGAACATCTTCGGCTGATCCACCATCTTCGTCATGGTGAACTCTTCCTTGTCCCAGTAATGGCCGAGAACCCCGTGGGAATATTTGCCAATATCCATCAGCCAGACGAACAGCGCCGGCATACCTCCCCCGGCTTGGAGCTGGTAATCGAGAAGAGACTCCATCGCGGTCTCGGCCGTCTGGGATTCGCCATGCCGCCCCTTCAGCTGGAAGATCGGATCCCGCGCGAGGAACACACTCGTATAGTACGTATGGGCGGTGAGCAGCATCGCATACGAGTACGGGATATTGATAGTCGTGTACTCGGTCTCCCCGCCCTTCCGCTTCTCCTTGCGCAGGCGATCCACATCCGTCTCCGGCATGTAGGCCGTATACGTATCCTCAGAATTCTTCCACTCCTCTTCCCGCGTTTTCCTCTGCTCATCCCGGGCCAGATCCAGCCGCCCCTTGAAGTTCTTAATCACCAGCTGGTGTAATTTGCTACCATACGGGATATGCTTGATCCCAGGCGCGAGTTTTTCTGCTTGTTTCATTATGGTGCTCCACGAAAATTTAACTGCGGAAGGGAGTCATCCTCTTTCGAGTACTCCCCTTCGATCCACTCATCCACCCCTTGGGTCTCGCCCCAGGTGATCGCCATCGAGACGGCATCGACAACGTCGTCGTGCATCTGGGCGCTGGGGGAGTACTCCGTAAACTGCTCAATAAATTTCGCGTGGGAGGAACGGCATTTGAGCCGCTGATAGCCGGACGTCTCGCCAAGCGCCTGGATAATCCGGTCGGACTTCCTTCTGCGATCCTGCACCTTATACACAGGAAGATAGACGCGTTGTTCCCGCATCCCCTTCTCGATGTACCAGGCCAGCACGCGCTGGTACGCGATCGCCTCGACGATGATGCCTAGCGGCCGCCATCTCCGCGCAAATTCAAAGACAGTGGCGAGCACCATCTCAGGGTCTTGGCCGGTCGCGGCCTTGTAGTCGACGAGATAGACCTCGTCCTTGTGGAAGCCGATGACCACGACTGCATTATCATCAGCGGTCTTTTCCTCGCTACTCGCCGGATCAATAGCAATTACATAGGTCATCTGCTCGGGTAGCGTCTCCCAGAAGATGAGGTTGTCCAGGCGGAAAGAGGCGAGCTCCTCGGAGATGATCTTACACTCTTTCTCCCGCATCCATATCGCCAGTCGCCCAACCTTGGTCGCCGCTTCCTTCTGCTTGAGCAGGTCAGCGGTGGGGTACCGCTCCGGCCATCGGCTCTCCCCGTCAGGCCCGAAGATCCCGAAGCGGAAGAAGGTCCACTCAGGATCCTTCTCGCAGCCCTCGATCAGGTCGAACTTCGACTTGGGCGTGTCTAGGATAATAGCTTTAGCGTCGGGTGCTTCGGACTTGGGAGCGAGTGAGTTGAAGAGTGCACCAAAGACAAGATTCTGTTCCTTCTTGCGCTGGTCGACCGAGTTGCTAGCTTCATCAGTTGAAGTGTCGTCGCAAATGATAAGATCAGGCCGGTGGTCATCAATGTTAAAGCCACGGAGTTGGCCCGTAATACCAAGGGCAAGAATGGTGATAGGGGTGTCGAGGGCTTCATGGAGTATCTCAATATGGTCATCGCTCCACTTGCTCCCCTTCCGTAAGCGGAAGGTGGAAGCCCAGAGCCGGTTATGTTCGACTTGCCGCTTGATCCAGCGGAGGGACAGGATCGAGTGGCCCTGACTTGCAGAGACAAAAAGGATAGTACGGGAGATGCCGTAGGCGATCCGCTGGCTGGTGAAGGCCCGGAGGAGAGTTGTCTTGGCTCCATCCCGGAAAACCTCGATCGCCACATTCCGATAGTCGCGGTTGTTGAGCACCTTCCCCATCTCATCGTGCATAGCGGGGGAGGCCTGCCGGAACGTCTTGGGAAAAAACAGCCGGCCGTAGAGGGTAAGGGAGGTTGCCCCGAGCCGTACAGCCTCTTGCGGGGAGATAGGAAGTTGTTCAGCCATTAGGCTCTCCAGATGTGCACTTTAAAAGAAGGATGGCGCATGCTTACTTCCTGCGCGAGTACCACCTTCTCAGGGAACAAGGTGGCGGGATCGTACCACTTAACCACCTCGCAGAAATCAAACTCCCAGTGGGAGGCCGGGAACATCACCTGCAGGACGGGGAGGTAAAGGTGCTTGACCTGCCACCAGGCATCGGCCGTATGCTGGTACTTCACCTCTACTATAGTAATGCGCCCACGCGCCAGGTCGATCAGTATCCCATCGGGTTGGCACCAACGCCACTGCGCCTTCTCGCCCGCTGGAAAGAAGCGCAGCCAGGGGGACGGGATATACCTATCCCCGTAGAAGGTGGAGAGGTAGTCCTGCACCTTCCGCTCGTACCGGACACCTTCGAGCCTGCGGCCCGTATAGCGCTTCTTCCGGATGGCCGGGGGCAGGGCGAAGTTCGCGGACAGCACGCGCCCGGCGGGCCGGAACCCCTGAGGCGCGGGCACGGGCGAGGGGAGGTTACTCAGCATCGTAGGTCGTGCCTTCCGACACGGGGAGACCGTCCTTCGGCCGGAGCTGCGGGATCGAATTCTCGGCAGACAACTGCATCAGTTCCCGCGCGGCCGAAAGATCCCCTGCGGAAATGAAAACGTTCTGTTGGATGTGAGAGCCACTCGGGGGGCCGGCGGGGTTGCGAGCGGACGCCGGCGCGTAGCCCATACGATGCAGGATCTTGTCCGTTGCGTCGAGAATGAACTCGGGATCCTCGTTCTTTTCGAGGTGGTCGGTGAGCTTATCCAGGGCGATGTCGGCCGCCTTGCGCAGACGCGCGGGAATGGAGTCCGCCACACGCAAGCCAATCGCGAGCTGCTTCTCCTTCAGGGCATGCTGGAAAATATCGCTGTGTATGATCTGACTCAGCCAGCTCTGCGAGTACCCGAAGTGGTCACTGCATTCGCGCAGGCTCTTCTCCGGGTTAAGCACGAGCCAGTTCATCAGCATCTCATGCGTTGTGGAAAGGCGGGCTATGGCTGCCATGCTAAATCCTTTAAGGGACGGGTTGGAATGAGCCTTTATACACGGGTAGGGGCGGGGAGTCAAGCGCTGGCCGTGGGTGGGATTGTTGGGGCAAGTAATTGTGTATTTAACCTCCCCATCAATTCCAGACCTACTGCAAAAATCCGTATCGCCTTTACCCCAGGGGTAAGCGCCCTCGAGGGGGGCGGGTGGGGGACGCCTGTAACCCATTGATTTCATTGAGGAATTTTGACCAGTTGCAATATTGTGCGGCTCGCGTATAATGAATTCATCGGAGGACAAAACACCGCCCCCCGGTACAGCGGGTCACGCGGAACATCGCGGGGTCTGACTTTCTTTAACAATTCGGATATGGTCTTGGCTGGTTATGGGGGCGTCTTGCCTCGGTGACTGGGGAATGATAATGCGCTATGTGATGAAGAAGTGCGGCGACGAGCCGGCTATTACACAATACACTATCAATGGGTTTGAGCTATCGTGGAACCCTGACGACGGGCGATTCTATGTCGTGAAGGGCGAGGATACGGTGGCAACTTTCAAGGCGTGGAATAACGCGGTGTATTACTGTAAAACCCATTAAGCGAGGGATGGCTTAGGCCGTCCCCATAACCAGCCAAGCTGTATCTGATGTGTATATGGAGGCCATTATGGCACAAGCACAAGTGGTGAAGTTCCTCGGCAAGATCACGCCGGAAGATCATGGTGGGCAAGCTCGGACGGTGATATTCACCCTGGGTAATGGGAGTAAGCTCACCGCATGTCTCGACAGCTATTCGGCTGAGATGATCGAACGCCTTGCGGTGCATGGGCTCAGCCAGAAGATCGGCGATAGCGCGAGCGGCTTTGCAAAGGAGCGTGATTTCCTTGGCGCCTTTGGAAGTATGCAACAGGTGGAAGATAACCTGAAGCAGGGGCTGTGGGCGAGCCGCAGCGGTGGTGGGACGAGCGATCTGGTCGCGGCGATTGCCAAGATCAAGGGCGTTTCGCTGGAAGATGCGCAGGCCGCGGTGGATAAAGCGACGGAAGAGCAGGTTGCAACGCTCAAGAAACATCCGGCGATTAAGGAAGCCATTGCCAAAATACAGGCAGCCCGAGCCAAGGAAGCGGCGAAGGGTGCAGGGAGCCTTGATGAGTTGGTGAAGGGCTTAGGCCTGTAACATAACCGGGGGAGGGGAAACCTTCCCCCATTG